AAGCGAAATCTGTTGTTACCTCTACTAGTTCAGGAGAAATCCCGACATCACAGTACGGTATCAATTATTTTGCGGGACCAGAAGTACATCCTAAGAGTCCTATCAATTTCCTACCAGAAGGTACTAATTGTAAATTCTATGGTCAGGTAACAGGTAGGGCTTCTTATTATACTGAAGTAGTTCCCACAGTAATATCCACACACGTGAAAGAAGTGTGTGGAGTTCCACAGAAATGGGGTGGTCCTAAATTCAATAAGAATTTCCCATGGCAGGCTTCGCTGCAATATTCTGCGAAACCGTCATGTGGTATTGAAGGATCACTGGTTGATCGAGCCACAGAAGATTACACAACATCCTTCTGTAAGGACTTGGATCGTTTGCCTAGTTTAAAGGTGAAGGTCCGTCCTCTTACAGATATGGAAACAGTGTGTGGTATTGACGGGTTGCGGTTCATTGATAAAATGGTACCGTCGACGTCAGTTGGTTTCCCTCTTTCTGGACCAAAGAGTCATTTTTTGACTCAATTGGACCCAGAGGAGGTGAAAACACATCAGCATCCTACTGAGCTCGACCCCATGTTCTGGGAACATGCAAGGAAAATGGAAGATCTCTACTGCAAAGGAGAGAGGGCCTATCCCATTTTCAAAGCGTGTCTAAAAGATGAGGCCACAAAACTGACCAAGGATAAGGTCAGGGTGTTTCAAGGAGCACCATTAGCATTGCAACTGTTGGTAAGAAAGTACTACCTACCTGTTGCACGTGCTTTATCCATGTTACCGCTCTCATCTGAGTGTGCTGTTGGCATTAATTCACAAGGTCCCGAATGGGATCAGTTAGTGAAACATGTTGCCAAATATGGTTCAGACCGTATATTGGCTGGAGACTATTCTAAATATGATCTCCGTATGCCAGCCCAAATGATGTTTGCGGCTTTTAGGGTCATGATGGATATTGCATATCACTGTGGACATTATACCGAACGCGATCTTTTGGTCATGCGCGGTATTGCCAGTGACATTTGCTATCCTTTGATGGCTTATAATGGTGACTTGATTCAACACATCGGATCTAATCCTTCGGGACATAATCTGACTGTGTATGTTAACTCTATAGTTAATTCACTATTGTTTCGTTGCGCCTACTATTCTATATACAAGGAGGATAATACTCCGTGTTTTAGAGATGTGTGTGCATTGATAACATATGGTGATGATGCTAAGAGTTCGGTAAGATCGGGCTACGACAAATTTAACCACATTGCTGTGGCTAACTTTTTGGCAGCTCATGATATGAAGTTTACCATGCCAGATAAGGAATCTGACCCTACTCCGTACATGACCGATCTTGATGCAGATCTCCTGAAAAGGAAGAACATTTTCTGCGAAGATACTGGCTTGTACATGGGAGCTTTGGACGAAGACTCTATTTTTAAAAGTCTTCATGCCGTGTTGAAATCGAAAAATTTGACACCGGAGCATCAAGCTGCCACAAATATAGACGGTGCTCTCCGCGAGTGGTTTTTACATGGTCGCGAAGTCTACGAAATGCGTAGAGAGCAAATGCGGGAGGTTGCCCAACGTGCGAATATATCACATATTTGTACTTTGTTAGACTCATCTTATGATGATCGTCTAGCAGTATGGCGCGACACCTATCTTACAGAAGAAACTGTCTAAGATAGCCCTGTCTTGGAATGACATTAAACTTATCCCTCTGAGCGTTCCTTCCACGCTCATTATACATAATGTATATAGCTAAACGGAGGTTGTGAGTATTGGTTACCCCTAGACTCTATAGTCAATTTAGAAATCTAGTGAGGCTTGCCCACAATAGTATCTCCCTCGTGAGATACCCCTATTTAGGGGATATGTATTCGCTATGCATGAATTGACAAAACTTGTATTGGAATGAGTCACCCAGTACATTTGTAAATATGACTTGCTAATAGATTTAATGTAGATATACACTCTGAACAGAGTGAAACAACTTCCCAGACAGTACGTTTTCTGGATGAATCTGGACAGTGGAATTATACTGTCCCCAGTGAGATTGACTCAACACGTAAAGTGTGTGATAGTAATGATGCGGACCTGGCAAATTTCTTTGCTCGCCCCATCAAGATTCTCTCGGCAAACTGGAGTACGAGTCTCTTTTTTAGTGAGACTTTTAATCCGTGGAGCCTGTTCTTTGAGAATCCCCGCGTCAGCAATCGTATTTCGAATTACTATCTGGCACGCGCAAAATTGAAGGTAAAATTCCTAATTAATGGTACTACCTTCCATTATGGTAGACTGATGGCGTCCTATTTGCCGCTAGCACCATATGATGATTTTACGCAAGATCGTGCATACATATTAGATGATAGAATTGCTGCCTCTCAAAGGCCGCATGTCTTCTTGAACCCTACGACAAGTCAGGGTGGCACACTGACCCTACCGTTTGTGTGGTCATTGAATAATATGAATGTTACGCAGTCAGATTGGTCCTCTTTGGGCCAGATTCACATACGTGAGCTAACTGGATTGAAACATGCCAATGATACTGGTGATATAGTTACCATTTCCGTCTTTGCTTGGGCAGAGGATGTAGTCCTTTCTGTTCCCACTAGCGTTGAACCTAATACGCTATCTCCTCAAATGGGAGAAGTTGACGAATATGGTACTGGACCTGTATCAAAACCAGCTGCTGTCGTGGCACAAGCTGCAGGAGCCTTGTCAGTACTTCCGACAATTGGCCCCTATGCTCGTGCAACGCAATCAGTTGCTTCTGGAGTTTCAAAACTAGCACACTTACTAGGATTTTCTGCACCAACAGTGATAGATCCTCTTACCCAAGTGACCCCGAGATATGTCGGTAATTTAACTAATGTTAATATACCTGACTCGTCAACGAAGCTTTCCTTGGATTGTAAACAGGAGACAACTATAGATAGCCGTGTCGTAGGTTTAGATGGAACCGACGAAATGACTATACGAAGTATTGCTACGCGAGAATCCTATTTAACGAGTTTTACTTGGCCATTAGATGCTGCACCAGAGGATCTGCTGTGGAATACTGAGGTTTCACCCGTTTTGTGGAACGAATTTACTCAGGGAGCTACTGAGCTTCATTTCCCAGCGTGCTGTTTTGCTGCTCTACCTTTTAGATATTGGAGGGGGACTATGAAATTTCGATTTCAAGTAGTCGCCTCAGGTTTCCATAAAGGTAGAATGAAAATAGCATATGATCCAGTTTACTTTGCTTCTAATGAATATAATACCAATTACACTCGCATCATTGATATCGGTACAGAAAAGGATTTTACTGTTTCGATAGGATGGGGTCGTGATAGATCACTATGTGGTTCTAGAACCCCCGGACTGTCTACTATGCCTTATGGCACAGATCCGCTTCCTACCGCTTCCGAAATATACTCTAATGGTATGTTATCGGTATTTGTAGTCAATGATTTAGTAGTACCTAATACAACAGTGAATAATGATATCACTGTAAATGTATTTGTTTCTGCTGGCGAAGATTTTGAGGTATTTCAGCCGAGTTCTGTTAAAATAGAGAACTATTCATGGTTTACCACTGACCCTCCACCCCCAGTTTTGGATGCACAAACTGGTGAGTTAGAGGAGGATGTACCTATTCAGGGGAATGTCAGTGAGTCAATGTTATCAGCGCCTGCTCCAACAGATCATACCGTAGATATTTATACGGGAGATCCAATCATGTCTTTCCGACAATGTTTGAAACGCTATAATTGGTTCACTGTGTACCTTTCTGGTCAGGAGACCACGCAAGACTATATATGGTCAGCGCGTGTACCTAATTATCCCTTTTATAGGGGTTATGCACCAGATGGTATCCATAGAACAGCTGCTTCACACCCTTACAATTATTGCAAGATGACCCTATTAAATTGGGTGATTCCTGCTTATACGTGTGTAAGAGGAGGAGTGAGATGGAAATATATCACTACGGGTGGTAATACAAACCGTAATGAAACACTCTTTGCTGTCTCAAGATTATCAGATGACGATTCTTTTAATGGTTTTTCCACTACTTATGAGCCCCTCGAAACAATGGGAGCCACAGAAAGTGTGAGAGCCAAGCAATATGTCAGATCCTTTCCGCATACGTGGGAAGGAGCTGCTGTGACATCTGTCAACCAAAATCCTGTAGTAGAGGTGGATATACCTTACTATTCTCAATTTCGATTCCTACCGGCGAAAGATGCTGATAGAACGTCGAGTTCGTATGAGAACTACTACCATAGATTATGGTTAACACAAATAACATCGTCTTCTGGAAATATCGAGCCGCCAGCTGTCCATGCCTTCGTCTCTATTTCAGAGGATTTCAACCTAGCATTCTTTACAGGTTGTCCAAGAGCTTTTTGGTCACCACATAGTACAGAACCCTAGTTGAGTCAAATGATAGGTGGTATTAGACCTAGAACACTAATACAGAGTTAATCCACTCTTGATTGGATGCATTCTTTATGATTCTTGTGCGGAGAAAGAATCTACGCCTCGGTGGCCGGGGCGGGCTGAATTTTAATATTCAGCTGGGCTATGCCG